CACCACTTGAGAACCCGCTTGAACCTTTTCCAAACAATTTCGAAACAGGATAACGCAAATAACCACAGAATATATACATTAATTGTTCTAAAAGCTGAGGAATACCACCAAAACTTATTTGTTTTTGCTGATAATCATCCTCCATATCCATTGCTAATGAAGATTTATAATTCTTGTTTGCCGTTGCAATTTCAAGACGTTTTTTTATAAGTGCTTCGCCATTAGGCGAGTTTAATGTAGTTGCAAGATTAGAAATCTTAAATATGTCAATCTTAGCTTCAGATAAGAGTTCTAACGTTACGTTGAAACCACCAAGTAGATTTTCAATAGGTTCTAAAATTCCTTCAAATATACTTACATTCCAACCATTTAATATTGTTCTTGTTAAATATGGAGCGCTGTTACCAGTAAATACTGCAACTCTTGAAGCATCAATCTCTTGAGACATAGCATTTGAGTCTAATACGTCGTTTTCTTGCATATTATCAGTGAAGATAAACTTATCAGCGACATATGGATTAACTGCTTGAGATGTGCATTGCCATCTATTTGTTGCTAAAAATTTAAGCTTTTGTCCTTTTAATGCTTTTTTATCTAAAGGCTTTGTAGGGTCTTGTTCCGTATTAGCAACAATTACGCCTCCACCATATAATCTGCCCCAGCGGATGCAATCTATAATAGCTTCGAAATCGCCTTCTTCTTCCATTGTCGTTCTGAGCTTTTCTATCTCGTCAGTAGACAATGTTTTTGAGTCAATTATCAAGCCATCATTTTGGAAAGCATCTTCAACTTTTTGATTTACTGCTGTCTGCAGAAAACTATTCTTATTATATGCATTTGTGAGCGAGACCCAATGGTTTGTAATAAGCCCACCAATACGACTATTAAATACTTTCCAAAGCATAGAACTATCATACAAAACTCCAGAAGAGTTTTGTTGTAATCCAAGAGCACCAGCAAGACTGTTGTTTACAGTATTTTGCTTCGCTACTGTTTTAGATTGGTTTTGAAATTGTTTCCTATTATAATATTTCATAGTTTAAAATCGCAGGGGTAGCTTTGCCGTGAGCATTTCAACCCCACACCCACTTATAAAACTTCTAAAATTGATAACTTTCTATTCGCAATGGAATTGTTAATTAAATGAACCAACGTATCAACAATATCATCGTGTGTCTGAGTTAAATCCCTTGTAAATGCTTCGCATTCTTTAATTATTGTAGGGTTATCGCCATAATATTCACTTACAGGAAGTAACACATTGCCACTTGCAATATATTCTAAAACTTCTTCAACCCTTGCAAGTTTATCTTTTGTAACTTCGATTGGTATAACAGGCAAACCAGATTTCCTTAAATCTTGGATAAGTTGAATTCCCGAAGACTTATTTTCTAAGTACAATGCGCTGGCATTTGTTTCATTCTTCCCACGTTGCCAAGAGTTATATAAATTTATTGTCGCTTGTTTTAATTCTGGATATTCCAGTTTTTGGTGTACCATTTCCAGAATATGCAGTTTATTTTGTTCTGTTATTCCGCCAACAAGCAAGCAAGTATAATCGGAATGTTCTTTTGCCATCATTGCAGTATCACCAGCAATAACAATCTTCTTATACTTATATTTAGTGTTTATATCATAATATCTAAACCATTCTCTTTTAATTACAGAACCACCAAGAACAATCGGCTCTTGCTGGTATTGTGCAGAAAACATATAATTGTTAATCTGTAATTCTTTTATACGTTCTTCACTATATTGTGTAGGAATGAGGCATACACCGTTTTCATCAAGTAACGGTCTTTTTATTGTCTCATATCCGTATTTTTCTAATAAAAGCCCCGATAAGTCTTCTAAATGTAATCTTTGTTGAATATTTAAAATAGGGACATCGGGGTTATTAAGTCGAGAAAGGAGCGTTTCCTCAAAATACCTTAAAACTTTTTCTCGCATCAATTCAGAACGAATATCCGCTGGTTTGTTAGCATCATCGAGGATTAAGGCTCCAGAAAATGATTTTGCAGACCTTTGACCACAACCCATACCAGTTATTTGTGCTCCAATAGAAGCAAATAAACAAGTACCACCAGCATAGGTTATTATTTTTTTGCTTGAATATGTATTCTTCCCTGTTGTTTTTAAGAGATATTCTGCCCAAAATTCATCTGCAGGTTTTATTTCTTCATCCTCGGTAATTATTCTTTGCGGGTACATCTCTTTATACAAAGGATTTTCTAATATATCTCTAACTTGTGTTGCTATTGTATTTAATAATGTTTGAGAATATGAAGTATAAATAAAATTACATTTTGGGTTTTTGGTTATGCCATATACAAGGAAATAAACACCAAGAGTAGTTTTTGCACTTCTTGGTGGCAAATTTATATTTAATCTTTTTCTTTTCTGAGAATATACATCTTCAAATACTTGAAATAATTCGGGGTGAATTGGTTCTACAATAAATGGACGCCCTTCTATTATTTTGAATAGTGCCCTAAACCAATCGCCAAAGCCTTTGCTTAATAGGCGTTGTCCTAAACATTGTAACTTCTCTTGCTCATTCATTTAAAAGCCCATCTATTTGTTTATCTATTTCGTCCATTTCCTCTTTTGTAACGAATACTTTTTGAATAGATAATCCACCAGATATTTCTTGTCGAACTGTCGGTTTAAAATCATCATCCCTTGCTTTAAGATAATCCATTGCAATTCTTGGGTCATCTAAATTTTGGAAAACCGTGTATTTTGCCTTAAGACAAGGGTTTTGTTTCCACAGGGCTTTTTGCTCCGAAAACTCTGGATGAGCCTTTTGGTAATCATAGAATGTAGATGAAGCAATTCCTGCGTGTTGGCAAGCTTGCATATCGGTGCAACCTATTTTAAATGCATCTTCAAGTTTGCGGAGTTCCTCTTTTTGAATTTTTTTAGGTGGTCCACCCTTACCTGGTACTGTCATATAGTTTCATCTCGCTTTCTATTCTTCCTATTAAAGTGTCGTTAAAATCATAGATATTGCCATTTTTAGAATACTTCCAGTTCATATTGTTGAAAGAACCTCTTTTTTTCAATTCCTTATAGTATGTAAGGTTAGGGAATTTCTTAAATTTCGAGATAACCTCTCTTAGTTCTTTTTTAGGTATACTTTCGTGAATGAAAGTTTGTTTGCTCATATCCCAGTATATAAATTCACCTTTTAGACACCCACATTTGGGATTTTTACATCTTGCGACGACAAGAACCCTTTGTCTTTGGGTTTCAGTATCGAATAAAGGAATACTCTCTAACAATTGGCAAACCTTGTTACAACACTTTAAAGCCATTTACCCCTCTTTGCCTGTATTTTATATACTAGGTCTTTAGTTATTAAAAAATAACTCTAAGCACATCTTAAAACTTTTTTTAATTAAATGGTATATTTTTTGTAAAAAATTTTACAAACCTTAATAAAATATCAGCTTTTAAGATATTCCTCGAGAATTTTTACCGCTTCCACATTTCCTTTTACACTTCGAGCATAATATCCGTTCTCATTTAACCATTCTATCCAAATTTTTTGAGCTTTAGATACTACACCGCCTTTTTCTCTTTTGAATTCTAAGAACAGCACATTGTATTTTTTATTTTTTGCAAATACTATTAAATCAGGGAAACCGCTTTTAAAGCCTTGTGCTTTTAACATATTCATATAAGCGAACTTGTTTTTTACTCCACCTAATGGGAAGCCATTCGGGACGTGTACACAGACAATCCCTTTCAATTCACAATATCTGCAAAATAACGCTTGCTCGTTTTTTTCTTTTAACATTATTTTATTAAACTCAGAAATTCAGCTCTCAAGGCAAAATTATCAACAAACTCTCCCCTGATTGCAGATGTAACCATACTAGCATCCTGTTTTTTTATTCCTCTTGAGCGCATACAGAAATGAACACCTTCACAGATTACCATTACACCTTTGGCATCTAATTCTTTCATTATGCAATCAGCAATTTCTGTTGTCATCCGTTCCTGGATTTGCATTCTTTTACTAAAGCAATCTACAAGTCTTGCAAGTTTTGAAATTCCTATTACTTTTTTGTTAGGCAAATACCCAATTGAAATATGCCCGAAGAACGGGAACATATGATGTTCACAGGTTGAGTAAAACTCGCAGTTTTTTAAAATTACCATCTCTTGGCAAGTTCCTTCTGTGAATGTTTTCATATATTCTTCTGGCTTGTGCCCATAACCACTAAATATTTCTTTATATGCTCGCTCTACTCTTTCAGGCGTTTCTTTTAATCCTTCTCTTTCTGGGTTTTCACCTATTTTTCTTATTATTTCTTTAATATCATAACTTAACATTATCTTACTCCTATTAATTTGTGAAGTTGTACGCTTAATTTAAACTCAGGGTTTTGCTTTATATACTCGAGTGTTTCTTGGATGTTCATTTCCCCATTTTGTTCTAATGGTTGTAGGTATAATCTGCCACCAAGACTTTTTAATTCATTATAGTATGGAATTCTTTTTTTCTCAAATACTGTTTTTATTTCGTCTGGAATGTTTTTGAACTGTGTAAAATGAATGTCTGTCTTAGGCGATATAGTTATCCAGCTAACCCAATAAGGCACCTTGTTAGTACCGTTTGTTTCAATAGCGACAAAATGGTTTTGGAATAATGGCTCATCTTCTTTGATTTGTAATGTAGGTTCTCCACCTGTTAAAATAACCATTACTTCTGGATTATTTCCACATAATTGTTCTACTCTTTTTTCAAGGTCTTCTTTTGTAAATAGTTTTGCATCTTCGTGCTTAGTATCACACCAAGGGCATTTTAAGTTACACCCACTAAATCTTACAAATACTGCAGGAGTTCCAGTAAAATAACCTTCACCCTGGATACTATAAAATATCTCATTGATTTTATATTGACTCATAGCTTGCAATATTCCCTTCCGACTCTTGTACGTCTACTCTATAACATCCTACAATTTGCTCACATATCCATTTTGCCATATTTTCTGCTGTTGGGTTAAAATCTAATACTTCATTCAAATTTTTATGGTCCATTTTGTCCATTATGTTTGATTTAATATGAGTAAAATCTATAACCATCCCATTTGGATTTAATTTTTCTGACTTACAGTAAATTGTTATTATCCAGTTATGCCCGTGCAGATTTTCACATTTACTTGGATAATTCAAATTGAGCTTATGACTTGCGCTCACTTCTAGCCGTTTTTTGATGTAATACATTCTTTCTCCTTTATTAAAATTTTTCTATAGATTGTTAGCCAATTTATTTTCTTACAGTCAATGTTTCTATCATCTATATAAAAGTCCGCAACTTCTTTTTTATTGAATAAATGAAAGGTTACAGGCAGTTTATGTTTTTTGCAAAATAGTATTGCTGGAATTCTATACCAACCATACCTCGCAGTATTTACTACAAATTTATGCCCTCTTTTGGCAAGACGTCTTATGACTTTTTCTGCGTTAGGTTTTAGCTCATAATCATAGCTCGGGAATGGCGCATCCTCTACCAGCGTTTTATCAAAATCTATTGCTATAGTAAATAGTTTCACTGTTTTTTGAACTCCTTATTCCAAACAAATACTTTAAAAGTTTCACCATATTCTTGATAATAGTAAGTAGGCTTTAAACTGCAATGAGGATTTTTATACATTACTGCAATATCATACCTCCCAAGATATGGCAATACTGTTACTCCCGTCGCTAGGTCATCGTCAATAACTAAGCAATTTTTACAAGGAGCTAACAACAAAGGCAGTTTTGTTTTATAGCTTAATAATACTGCTATCACAATACCACCCCTAGGGACCCCATATAATCCACAATAACCTTTGTCTTTTATTTTTTCAGCAAGTATTTCTACCCATTTTTCAATTTCTTCCCAGGTTATTATTTCTGTCTTTTCGTCGAAAGTTTCAAATCTGTTACTATAATACTTTAAGTCAATACCTTCAAGGAAATCTTTTATTGCATTTACTTTTGTATTTTCGGATTTATTAAGATAATCTTTTAACATAACCTATCCCTCTCTATATCTCCACCAAACTTAGCATATAATTTCTGTACTTGTTCTTCGGCAATTTT